AATATAACCCCTATATTCATATTTGATGGTGTAGCTCCTACTGAAAAAAAGGAACTAATAGAGTCGCGTTTGCAAAAAAAGCGCATTGCTGAAAATGAATATTATAAATTGAAAGAAATGTCGCGCGGATGTTCTGATAATACATCTGAAAAAAATGAAATTGAAGAGCAAATGAATTCGTTAAAGAAGAAATTTGTCTATATGAATAAAATTAAAATTAATAAAATTAAATACTTGCTCGATTGTTACGGAATGACTTATTTTGATGCACCAGGAGAAGCGGATCAATTATGCGCGTGGTTCGTAATAAACAAATTCGTTTGGGCGTGTTTGAGTGACGACACTGACATGTTTGTTTATGGATGTAACCGTGTTTTACGCTATTTCAGTTTAATAAATCATACTGCTGTATTATATGATTATGAAAATATTTTAAAAGAGTTAAAAGTAGAACATGATGTTTTTAAAGAAATATGTGTATTATCTGGTACGGATTATGGTGTGGGAGTGGGTACTTGTGCTGGTTCATTAAACATTATTAAAATTATGCAGTTGTATAAAAATTACTCATCGTATAACGTTGATAGGTCCTTTTGCGATTGGATGGCTATAAATTCAAATATTCAAATTAATCATGAGTTGTTGTTGAAAATAAAGAATATGTTTGATATTACCAAATTAGATATGAGTGGGTTGGATGGATTGTGTGGGTTTGGTGAGCCTATATATATGGGCGTCGCAAATAAAAAAATAGAGAAGGGGGGATTATATAATTTATTAAAAGAAGATGGGTTTTTATTTCCATCTTGTAGTTTGGTTAAATCTAACTAGGTTGTGTAGTGGTGGGTTTGTTGTCTTGTTGGATCACATTATACTTTCTACTATTTTTTTGTTCATTTTTTCATATCCAAATTCGTTTGTATGAAACCCATCATTCATAAAATAGTTGGTTGGTAAAGATTGTAATTCTCTATTCACATTTACATAGTGTAAATAAGGTGTTTTAATGGAACAAAAATCACGCATTCTATTGTTTATGTAATTTATATCTTCTGTTTTATTCGCGTTGTATGTTTTCGGTGATTTTATAAGTGATATAACAATGATTCTAGTAGTTGGAAATATTTTATGCAGTTCCGTCAAAAATATGCGCGTGTTCTTTATAATGGTTTTGTTATCATATAGGTTGTCAAAAACATCATTTATACCGCAATAAAATATTATGTATTTGGGGGCTCGTCTTATACCACTTGTAATATAATCAATGTATTTGGTTGATAATAAATCTGAGGTTGTCAATTCTGAAATTCCTCTGTTTATTATTTGCTCGTTTTTAAGATGTAGTGTAAAGTTGTTCCATTTTCTAATTGTACTGGATCCGATTAATAATATAGTATTTACCATATACTATATTATTTTATTTTTTTGTTGAGTTTTCTGTTTTATTTATATTTGTGCGATTGTTTATGGGTTTTATGATTATGGGTTTTATTAGATTTGTTGAGTGTGTGTTTTATTTAAGCTGAAGTACTTACACCACCAGCAACTAATTCTGGGGTAGCCTTAGCACCAGCCTTGGCAAAGTGGATACTCATGAATTTTTGTAGATTGAAATAGGTTAGCTCCTCGTTTTGCTTAATCTTAAGAAGACTAGCTAACTTCTTATCTGGAATGATCTTACGACCATTAGTAGCATCTTGTAGCTTGTTAGCACGAATGTAAGCGTTAATGTCCTTGGTAACATCAGTACGGGCCATTTCTGAACCAATTGGCTTATCTAAAAACTTGGCTAGTTCATCACTGATACGGGTTGGCTTAACAAATCCAGATGGAGCACGGTTTCCTGACTTTCTCTTGCGTTTGGTGTTTAGCTTTTGAGATGCCTTTAATTCGCGAAGGAACATCTTCTCGATATTCTTGAATTCAGGCTTTAAAGAAGCTAATAAATTACCTACTTGTTGTAACTTTGCAGTGAATTCAAGTGCCTTTTCAGCAATACTGTTTTCAACTTCAACAACTTGATCGGCTGGAGCAGAAGCTGGTTCTGCGACGACTACTGGTGCGGTTTCAACTGGTGCTGAAACTGCTTCCTTTGGTGCCTTGACTTTCTTAACTTTCTTTTCAGTTGGTACTGATGTTGATTCTACAACAACATTTTCTTGTTCTGGTTGAGCGCTTGATGCTTTGGTTTTGGTTGCGGTTGTCTTTGCCATTTTTTTATATACTATCTAGTAGAGTACTTTTTAAGTTATTTAAGGCTAATATATATTTATTCACACCAAACATCATAACAAAATTATGTTGTATAGGTTGGGTGGTGTATTTTTCTAAATGTTTTGATATGTTATAAAATACGCATTTGCGAAATTATATATATGGTATGGAACTACAATGATAACACGTATAAATTTTTATTATAATTAAAAATATAATAATAAAAATGTTGATATGAGATTTTAATAAACAAATGTTTGAAATAACCATGGAAGTGCCATTGCAGCATTTTCATTTACTATTGTAAGCGCTCCTAAAACATAATAACAACCTAATGATTTGTTATCTCTATCTACACCATTTGTCACTATTTTTTCAATCACTTCAATAATCTTTTTTCTCATAAAATAAATATCATGATTATGACATAATTGAACAAACGAAAATCCATTAAAAGGGTCGCCATTTGGGGGATATATGGCTCTTTTTGTTTCCGGTGTAATTTGAGCTCTGTAATCCCATATATCAATCAGTTCTCTCATGTATCGGATTAATTTTATGCGATCTAAATCCATAAACCATGATGGATTACTATAATTTCCCAGTGAATCCATATACTGAAAAACATCCAATATTTTTAATTCAATGCCTTTTTGATATGTAACCTCAAAAGATGGGGTTTTTATTATCGTATCTACCTGTGAGTCTAATATTTTACTTAATCGTATAAACAATTTAACTTTTGCTAGTACTTCATCCGGTATTTTAATTCTATTATACGGATTTTTCACTTCACCATTTGACTTTGTAATCAAGTTGTAGAGAGAAATCACATCAAATCCATATACAAAATTATCTACATCTTTGTAACTGAAAAATAAATTATTCGGAATCGATGATAAATCGTCCATAGTGAAAAAATCATTTGCATTTGTACAAATATCGCGGTTATTGTGTGCAGGACCATGCAATGAATTGTATATTCGTTGTAGGCGACCTCTATACATTTTTTGAATCTTGATAATGTAAAATGACAATTTCAAATAATTATGCAATCTGCTCAATAATTCATTTTTATTACCAGATTGTTTCAACTTGTGAAATTTAATAAATTCTTTTAATTGCTGGATATTATAATTATATTGAAACAATACGTTATAATTGTGTATTGTTGGAATAATCACATTCGCATTGTCTATCTTATTCAATTTTTTTGTTTTTTTTTGTTTTTCTGATTTTTCTGATTTTTCTTTCGTTGGTGTGGTAGATGTTTCGTTATTCGAATTACATTTTATATACAAATCACTCATATAATCTTCTATTAATTCGTTTGGTTTTTTCATTTGATAATATATAATAAATAGTCTAAATTCTTATTATATTTATGATTTATATTATTATTTGATATATATTTATATTATATATATAATACATTATTATTTTTTGTTGTTGCTTATTAGCTTTGTTTTGTATATGTTTTGTGTAAAAAAATAAATATTGTTTCAAAATAGTCATTTTTGAATTAAAATTTTTTATAATTAAAAAAAAAATTGATTTAAAAGTTTTGTTAGTAATACTATTATAATTACAAAACAAAAGCTAACAGCAAAACAACTAACCGCTAAACAAGCAAACAATAAACTAACTAACTTACAAGAGCATTACCTTAAAACAGAATTACCTTTCGTTCGTTTAATAATAATAACAAAATGACTGAAATGATTACTCCTGCATCTAGATTCGTATCAAATGATATCAAATACACTTCACCAAAAGCTAACGCATCTGGTGGAAAAGCAATTAATATTTTAAATAAAAACACAAACAGTACTTTACGTTTATCAACACCTTTAATGTTAACTTGGGGAGCATCTGATTATGTTGATCAAAATGGTCAAGGAAATGGTAAATATGAAATGTCATTGCAATTTCCTAATGACGAATATAAAAATGAAGATACTGATTTATTCCTTAAAAATATGAAGGAATTTGAAGATAAAATCAAGGCTGACGCTTTGACTTATTCTAAAGAGTGGTTTGGAAAGAAGCATCCAAATGCTGAAGTTATTAATGCTTTATGGACTCCTATGTTAAAGTATAGTAAGGACAAGCTTACAGGTGATTATGATATGTCAAAACCACCTAGATTGGTTGTAAAGCTTCCATTATGGGAGGGTGTTTGGAGATGTGAAATTTATGATGTAGATCAACAAAGATTATATCCAGATGTTAGTAATCCTGGTGTATCACCTTTGGATTTATTGATCAAGGGAAGTAATGTAGCAGTCATTATTCAATGTGGTGGACTATGGTTCGCTAATGGCAAATTTGGTATTACCTGGAAATTATCACAAGCAGTTGTTCAAAAAAAGCAATCATTTGCATTAAATGGACAATGTTTAATCCAGTTAAATTCCAGTGATAAAGAAAAATTAAAGAAGGCTCCTACTGTTGAATCAACTGCTGAAGTTGAGATGGCTTCAAAAGTAGCTGTTGAGGATTCCGATGATGAAGAGGAAGTAGAAGAGGAGGAAGACGATGATGAAGTTGAAGAAGAAGACGATGCTCCCACACCTGCTCCAGTAGTTAAAGTAGTTGTGCCTCCTCCGGCACCAGCTCCTGCACCAGTTGTAGTAGAAGCAACTGAACCAGCTACTGTTAAAAAGAGAGTTGTTAAGAAGAAAACAACTGCTTAATTGCTAAATAGTTTTATAAATTTATAACCATGTAACTTAAATAAATTAAATTTTGAATAAAAAATAAGATACTAGTTTATCTTATTTTTTCTTTTGTTGTCTTTGTTGTCGTTGGTGTGTTTTTTGTGTTGGATTATCGTAATAAATTTTTGTGCAATAATTCATCTAATAATTTTTTATTTGATTCTACTACTTTATTGTATAATAATATAATTTCCATTTTTTTATCATTCGATAGTGACTCTATAAAATCTATATTTTCTGCAGTTAAAGCTTTATTATTATTTATATCATTTTTTACACCTTTTCTCATTTAAAACGCCCATTTTACTGGACAAAAAATAAGAAAAAATGTAAAATCAATTGTAGGAATTTCACCTACGATGGTCTAACTTT